GAGGTCATCCGTGAAGATTTCCCGCCAGCCCATCAGGGCATCACTCGCCGCCGGGGGGAAGCTGCCAATGTTGTCCTCGAAAGAGCGGATAATCTCAGACAGCCCAGCATCAACAGCCGTACTACCGTTATCTCTTACTCTTTCTCTGTTCTCTATCTCTTTATCTTTCTCTATCTCTTTCTCTGTAGGGACATTTTCCCCACCATCACTGGACACATTGTGTCCACTTGTGTGTCCAGTGTCGTGTCCCTCTTGTAGCTCCTTGTTCGCAGCATTACTACGAATTCTGCGATTTTTCGCCGCCCAGTCGGTTTCACTGCCAATCATGTTCTGATAATCAGAGATTGACAGTGTTCCGTCCGGGTTTTCAAAAATCAAGCCGATTTGTTTATAAACAGTCAGAGCCAGACGGACGGTTGACAGAGGGAACCATTTGCATTCCCTCTGAATCTTTTCGGCATCGTAGGGAATGAGCATTTCTCCGATTTTGGAAACCAAACAACCGTTTGTATTGATGGTCTTGAGACACAGCATTTGATAGAGAACAACATAGTTGGCACCGTCTGGCTGGCTCATAAGATAGTCAATTTCATCAGATGACATGAAACTATCTTTGAGCTTTATCCAGTAATACCGTTTACCAGTTGCCATCAATGAACCTCCTTAGAACGGCAGATCATCGGCATCGTCCAGAACCGAGAAATCATCGTCACTGCCCTGAGAAAAGCTCTGGCTGACCTGAACATTGCCGGGATGATCGGCCGCCCCCTGCCACTGCTGGCGCTGGCTCTGGGTGGCGAAGCCCATCTGCTGGGGCTGCGGCTGCTGGTTCCGATAGGTTGCCGGTGGCGGGTTCGTCCCGCCATCATCCACGGTCCCCTGCTGGTTGTCCTGCTTCGGCCCGGCAAAATAGATGTTGTCCACCACGAACTCAATCGCCGTGCGGTTGTTGCCGTTCTTATCCTCATACTGCCGCGTCTGGCAGCGGGAATGAACCACAGCGGCGCTCCCCTTGCGGAAGTACTTGCTGACGAACTCCGCCGTCTTGCCCCATGCGGTAAAGGTGAGCCAGTCCGTAGGGCGGTGGCCGTTGGCATCAACCATGTCCCGGTCAACCGCCATGCGGAAACTTGCCACCTGCTTTCCCGTCTGGGTGGTCCGCAGTTCAGGATCAGCGGCGAACCGCCCCTGAAAATCACAGCTGTTCAGCATCGGGCATCACCTCAGGTACTTTCATCGGCATCACCGGGCGCTGCGTAGGGGGTGCGGGAAAACGGTCAGGGTGCAGAATCCGCATCAGGTCTGCAACATAGGTGCCGGTATCATAGGCCACTTCCTCGCTGCACTTGGTGTAGATCAAGTGCAGTTCCAGCCGCATCTGAAGAAATTCCTGATACTGTTCCAGAGGGATAGAAACCATTTCCATTGTGATTGTCCTTTCCGGTCATTTCGACCATTCTTCTTTGTAACGAGCCAGCTGTTCCGGGGTATCCGTCTGGATGCCCAGTTCCTTGGCTTCTTCGATTGCACCGTCCACAAGATGAGCAAATTCCTTTGAATCCATCTTGTGGCTTTCCTTGTAGACAAAATAGCAGGAGTAGTCTTTTCCGTTTTCCTGCCGGGTTTCATAGAGCCGGACATAAGGGTAAAAGTCGCTGGGATCTACGGTCGGCGGGAGTTTCAGGCCAACAGGCTTGCCGTCCTTGTCGCGGGCAAGCGCTCCATACGAAACCACGAGCCGCCGCTTCACGGCATCCTCGCTCTCGCCGGTTTCTGCAGAAATCTTGTTGCACAGAACGTGGAAATACGCATTTGCCGACAGGCTGCGCTTTTCCCTGTGCTTTTTGATTTCTACGTCCAGAACCGGCTCCTGATGGAGCTTGTCCCAGATTTCACAGAAGTCGCCGTTGATTTCCAGCGTGACCCGCTGTTTCCCGCCGAGGGTAAAAGCCATGTCCACCAGCCGTCCGGTCATGTGGCATCCTCCTTGTCCTGATGGCAGTGCATATAGATATAGGCGCTGTTCTGCCCCATGTTGGCATATAACCAGTCATTGATCTTGGAAAGGCTCATGTGGTTGTGCAGCACGCCCAGCTCGTAAATGTACTCACCGTTCAGCTTTTTCTCTGCAATTTTGGCTTGGATTTCCGCGTCATCGTAGTTGGCTTCCACCATGTACAGGTCATAGTTCGGAGCCGTGATGCCGTTCAAATTGTTCATATCTGTGCAGTAAAACAGCTTCCCTGATGGGAGCCAGACTTTCCAAGCGCAATTCGGAACATTGTGCTTGACCATATCGGGCCTGACGTTGCAGATGCCGTATCCATACATGTGCCCCGGCTCCAGAACATCAATCTGCGAGACCGGCACCCCTGCATCCACCAGCGGCTTGCACAGCCATGCACAGCACGCAAAACGGAGCGTGGGGCGGTTTTCTGCCAAAAGCCGGAGCGTTGTCGGCTGGAAGTGGTCACTGTGAATGTGAGTGAGCAGAACCAGCTTCAACGCCCGGTATACTTTTGACAGTGCCTTGAAAGACACGCCGCAGTCAATCAGGATTTTTTGGTCAATCACCACCGCATTGCCTTTACTGCCAGTTGCGATGATGTTGTAGTCGATCATAACGAGCTGAGGTCAACCACCGGCTCGGCGGTCGTGGGTTCACTCTGAGCAATGTCCACATGGGGCAATGCCTGCCCATCGCCCACCTCAGGCTTCCCGGTATGCAGTTCCGGCTGTTCGGATGCACCAGGCATCGGTTCCGGCTCGGTGATAATCTCGTTGTTGTCGGACACTGTTGCCACGGCGTTGTCGCTCTCCATGGCTTTCGTCATTTCGATGCTCATAACGCCCCAGCGGGAAATAAGCTGGCGAAGCAGGGTCTTTTTGGCCATGTCATCAAAGTTTTTGTACCAGAACGAGGAGTACTTCCACATCTCGCTTTCCGGGACTTTGCCAGCCATCAGGTCTTCGTAGTTCTTACGGCTGAAAGCCTTGGAATAGGTATCGGCATGGGTCATCATTTTCTCTTTCGACCAATACAACACCTTGCGGAAGCCGTTGAGGTACTCAAAGTAGGCCATATACCCGACCGTGGGCAACGCGTCACGCTGATCGTCATCCTCGACGAACTGGAATTTGGCTTTTCCGGTTTCCGGGTCTTTGCCGAGGTACTCGCCCTGCTTGATGACCATAACATCCAGATCCTTGTACTGGCCGCTGCGTAAGGCCAGCTGGATGTAGCCCTTATAGCCCAGAACAAACTGTGCCGTGACACTCTCCGGGCGGATCAGCCTGTTGTTGCGGTCATACTTGGCTTTCTGCTTGAAAGGCACGAGGTAGTACTGCCCCAGCTGAGGGGACGGGCTGAGGTTCAGGCTTTCACCCAGCAGGGCACCGGCCAGAATCGTGCCGGCATCGCATTCCTGCAGGGCGGGGTTGACGGCCACCGCCGAGGTAATGCTGGCCGTGAACCGGCGGGCGCGGGCCGGGTCACGCAGAGTGTTGGAGATCAAGGACTGATAGCCCTTGGTGGTGATTGCCACGGAGAACTTGGGCTTCTGCTGTACCTGCATCTGATTATAAGTTGCCATATTCAATACCTTCCTTTTCCAGATAATGCTTCAAACCGATCAGCTGGGCTTTGGTGCCTTTCGCATAAAAGCGGGTCATCAGGATAGGCTCAGCCGCCGGGGTGGACTGAAGTTCAGGCTGGGGTTCCGGCTGAGTGCCGGCTTCCGGCAGTTCGGACGGCTCCTGTACCGGGGCGGGCAATTCAACCGCCGAAGCCGCCACAACAGCGGCGCGGGCTTTTTCGGCAGCGGCTTCCCGTTCGGCCTGCCGGGCGCGGCGCTCTTCTTCCCGCCGACGCTGTTCCTCCAGCGCCTTGTGCCGGTCACCCACAGTCTTGATGGCGTTGGGCAAATCCAAATTGCTGCGGTACTCCACCATGATCTCGGCGGCGTTGTCCATGCCCTCGATTGCGGCCACGTCGGCCACAATGCCGTCTACGAATGCCTTTGCCTGCTTTTTCAAAGAGGTCAGGCTGTCGCTCATGTTGACTTTCGGGCGGTAGGTCAGATCATTCAGCCAATCAATGTCGGAGGCTTCCACCAACTCGCCGTAGTAGTCCATGAGCGCTTCCGTCTTCTGAGCCACAATGCCAGAGGTCACATCCGTGATTTTCTGCTTCAGTTCGGCATCTGCCTGCTGGAACGGTGCCGTCACGCACTCCCGATAGACCTGCTCAAAGGCATTGTAGGGTTCAAGGATTTTGCTCTTGATGGCCGTGCGCTGGGCTTCGTACTCCTTGAATTCCTTGGTAAGCTGGGCGCGGGCATCTTTGACGCTCTTATAGGTTTCTTCGGTGCAGATCAGCGAGGTGGCTTCGGCGGTGCGCCGCTCAATGTCGGCCTTTACGCTGTGAAGCCGCTCGACAATGATAGGCAACTGCTGAAGTTCAATGACCTGCAATGCGGTATCCTGTGCCATATCGCACTCTCCTTTCAATTTTTGAATACTTCATAATGGCCGGTGGTCTTGTTCATCAGAACCCAGCCGCCGTCATCCGGGCTGTCCTGAATGAAAAGGTACTGCCGGGAATCCCAGCCATGTGCAG